CGCAAATCCATCAACTTCTTCTACTATTTGTGTTGGAAATGATAAAGCACCATCAACATAATCGTCTGCGTCAATCATCCAAGCCCAATCAGCTTTACCATCACAAAGAGCCAGAGCTTCTGATCGGTTATGACCAAACCCAACCCATGGGCGTTCGTGTAGTTCGCCTGGAATGCCCTTTTCTGCAAAGTACTGTTTAATTAGCTCTTGAGTGCCGTCTGTGGAACCTGTATCCACAATCACCCAATAATCTATATTCTTATAGACGGTATCAAAACACTCTTTAATAATGTGAGTTTCATTTTTTACAATCATTGACAAGCATAATTTAGGCATTATTTAATTCTCCATGAAAAAAAGCAATTCATTAATATGTATACCCAAATTACGCTCTACAGATAAAGAATGTGCTGTTTTATAACCTGATGGCTTTGTATCATTTATTAATATTCGTGCTCCGGTTCCGGCATTGAATATTAGATGATCATATCTTATATTTAACTTTTTTAAATTTTGTATTGTAATATCTTTGTCTGTTTCTGGTCTTCCAGTAACTATAATTATCATATCTTCTTTAGGTATTTCTTCAAATAATTTTTTTATTCCGGGTAATAAAATTTCTTCTCCGGTCAAGTAACCAGCATGAACTACTAAGGTTCCATCCAAATCAAAAATCCAAGTTTTTTTTAATTTAGGATAATTCATTATATAATTTAACACCATTATAAAAAGCTAATAATATAGAACTATAATCTTCAATCACGTAACCACACAAAGAAAACCATATAAGAACATGTATCAATTTAATTTCTTCTTTTGTGTATGGTATATTATTAAAAAATACATCTTCTAACTCCGACCATCCGTGATCTTTAATATTAAAAATGACACAATCATTTTTAATATCAATAAAATAATTTTTTGAATTTATATTATCATAATTTCCATAGAATGAATAATATAATTTTGCGTAATCATACCTGGGATCACCAACCAGTTTATTTTTACCAAAATAACCACGAGGATCTATTAAATATGCTTTATTATTTGAAGAAATCATATTAGAAAATGTAGGATCTCCATGTATCAATGTAAATATATCAACATTACATACATTTAAGATTTTATTTAAAAATTCTTCTTTATGGTCTTCATGGAATGGATTTTTATATGGTTTAGAATTTATATTAATTGTTTTATCTTTTATAAAAGGAATTAATTCTTGAACTGAATTTATTCTTTCAAAAGTCTTATCTTTATAAACCAAAGTCATTTCAGATATATCCGCATTTGTAGTTTGTAAACAATGAAGCGATTTAAGTGTTTCTAAAACATCTTTTAAAAACGATTCTGATGGTTCGCGTAAAAACGGATTTACTCCATCTATTTTAGACATAATAAATGGTTCTCTAGAATATATTTTTGGAATTCTGTCAAAGCCCAAATCAGCAACATGATCATACCAATTAAGTTCGTCTTTTATTAATTTTTCGTATTCTTTTATTTTTGCTCGTTTAGTTACTGTGTTTTCTTGAATAATAACTTCATTAAAAAATCTATTATTTGTATGATTTTTTCTAAACTGTTCTTCGGTTCCTATGTCTATAATATCGTTAATATAAAATTTATTTATTTGTTTATTAGTATTTACCAAATAATCAGTAAATGGCCCATCTTGTGGAATGTCTTGTATTAAATTCTTATCTTGTATAGTAAAAATTCCAGCAACACCATTAATAATATTATTTTCTTCCTTTAAAGTATTTTCATATTTCCAACGACAAGGAAAAGAACAATCAATTGAAGTCAGTCCTATATTAATGCCATCTATAACTAATTTTTGTTTATTCAAGGGAACTAAATCTGACCAAGTAAATACAAAAGGAGAATTTGGTTGTATGTATTCCAGAGCAGCTTTAACTCCAGAACATGTTCCTTTTTTATTAGTTTCTATAAAAGTTATTTTTGCAGTCGGTCTGAATTTGTTTGTATACTTTTTTAAAACTTCTTTTTTATAATCGCAAATAATTATAAATTCGTGTTCTGGATATAAATCTAACCAATGAAATAAAATAGGTTTACCAAATACAGGAACTAAACATTTTGGTTTTAGTGTAGTAAGATTATTCATTCTACTACCACGGCCACCAGCTTGAATAATAATTTTCATTTTGAATTCTTTCCTATATCACCGCCAGGATGATTTTTATAAAATTGTTCAACAGTTACTTGTTTGTAATCCACAATCTTCATACCAATACTATGAAGAATTATCAGATAGCACACAAGAGAACAAGTTGGAACTCGATTCCATGGATCGCATTCATTTAAAAATGGAACATATAAATCAAAATTACAATATTTTTTTAATTTGGCATTATCATTTGAATGTAATAATATAATTTTTGTTCCACAATTTCTTAATTTAATCTTTTCACAAAAAAACATCAATTCGTCTGTATTGCCACTTTTAGAAACTAAAATAACAACAGAATTATCTTCTATTAATCCCATATCTCCATGCACTGCATGTATGGGATCTACAAATATAGAACGAATAGTTAATGAATTAAAGGTTGAAGCAATTATATTTGCTATATGTGAATTTTTACCAATACCAGAAAAATAGATTACTTTTGTGTCTTTTAAGATGTTAAATAATTCTTCTAATTTAGTATAATCTATATTATTACTTAAATGTGTTATTGAATTGATATTTTTATTAATAATATTTGTCAAATCTTGTAACATCATATTACCGTTTCAATTATATTTGATTTCCACTCTAACATTTTCTTATATCGTTCACCAGCTAACGAATATCTCCATCCCATTTGACACCCACATTTACTGTTACAAAAAACATGGATTGGTTGATGAATATTCAATCCATAAAGTATATCAAACAAACCTGAACGCAATCCTAAAATATTTGGTTTATTATAATATGCTATTGATAAAAATTGTTCTAATGTTGTTTGTAAGTTTGTAAAATTATTTAAATTTTGTTTTCTATATTCCACATCACCTTCAACGTTTACGTAAATATTATCAATCAAACCCTGGTCTTTTAATTTATTAGCATAATCAATAAATAAATTATTATCAATAATAATACCGCCATTTGTCATAGGACAAATAATTAAATCTCTATTTGTTATGCTAGTATTTTTAATTTCATTTGGTATTAATGTTTGATAAAAATCAATTAAATCTTCGCTGGTTAAACCAAATCTTTCAAAATAATCCCAATAAATCAAATCTCTATTATACACCTGTTTAGCATAGTGAGAAAACCCTGTAGCATTTATCCATACCGATTTTATAGGCTTATCCGAGCATTGATCGATGCTTATTGGTTTAGCTCCATATTTTTCAAACAAATTTACTAAAAAAAATCTAGATGGATGTGTAACAAAATAAAATGGTTCTAAATTGTTTAACTTCTTTTTTAAACAACAAAAAGAAGCCAATCCATTAAACATATCACCTAAATTTACTCCTGTGTGAACATTTTCTTGTGTTGCGTGATAATAATCCATATATTATTTCCTATTTACCAAATAAAATTTTCTTTATAATAATTTACAATATTTTTAATTTCTAAATTAAAATCTTTATTGGGAAGCCATCCAATTTGTTTTAATTTACTGTCATCTACAGAATAACGTACATCCTGACCTATTCGATTAAAATTAAAATCTAGATATTCATTATAATTAACATTAGTTACTTCAATAAAATTATCTATTATTTTTTTTGCTACTTCAATATTTTGACATTCGTAATTTCCTGAGATATTGTAAATCTCATTTACCTTTTCGCTATTCACAATAGTCAATATAGCGTTTGCAGTATCTTCCACGTGTAACCATGTTCGTATTGGTGTCCCATTTTCGTGTAAAGGAATCTTTTTTCCTAGTGTTAAATTTTTGCACGATTTTGGTATAAACTTTTCAGTATACTGTCCAACGCCATAATTATTAGTTGGTCTAACAATAACATACGGTATCTTGTACGTTCTTGCCCAAGCCAATATCAACATGTCTGCTGCGGCTTTAGATGCACTGTATGGATTACTGGGCTTTAGTATATCAGTTTCTTTATGGCTTCCTTCAACCACATCACCGTATACTTCATCAGTACTGAATTGAATAAATGTTGGTAACTTAAAATGCTTTTTTGTTAAAATTAAATTTAATAGGTTTTCTACACCTAAAATATTACTTTTAATAAACTTATTTGTGCCAATAATAGAATTATCAACATGTGTTTCTGCAGCAGTATTGATTATAATATCACATTCTACCAAACTGTCTAAATCATTAATATCAATATTTTGATACTTGAAATTTTTATATTTTTGCAATTCTGGTAAAAAATGTAAATTTGCTGCATATGTTTCTTTGTCTATTCCCAAAACATAATGCCCAGCTTCTAACAGTTTTTTTGTAACAGCAGAACCAATAAATCCCAAACATCCTGTAACATAAATTATTTTTTTCATTTTTATCTCTTAAGATTTAAATAACATGGCTTATCTGAATATAAAAATTCAGGAAGTATTTTAGCCAATTCTTCTTCGTTTTTTGGTTTATAGATTTTAATATTTGGTAATGATTTTAGTACCAATTCATCGTCTTCTGCCCAGTGACTAATACCATCGTGGCTGTAATCCTTATCTCTGCCACTTCCTACTAATTTAACTGAAAGATTTTCATAATTTACATAATTTCTTAAAAATTCAAAAGGTCTGTATAATAAAAATGGCGTTATAGAATAACATACTGGAATTTTTTTATTTTCTGCCATTCCAATTGCAATTCCAATCATTAATTGTTCAGCTGCTCCAGTATTATAGAATCTATCTTTAAATGTATTTTTACATTCATCCAATACACCAAATCCCAAATCTGCAGTTATTAAATTTATATTAGTATTTTTGTGCATTTCTTGCACTATAAGTTTACCAAAAAATTTTCTCATAACGAATTATAATCCTCTTCATTTAAAACGTAATAGTGTGTTAGTAGTCCTGATGCAAATTTAAATTCTGTTGGTTTTGATTCTACGATATTAATAGATGGCAAAAATGACTTTAATCTGTTAATTAAATTTTTAGAATCAATATAATCATAAGCACCCATTCCATTTACATTTACATAAATTTTAAGATTGCTTACATTGTATTTATGTACAAAAGCCAAAGATTCCCATATTGATCCTTCTGCACACTCTCCATCTGATATCAGACACCAAACATTTTTTGTTTTATCAGAAAGAGCATGGCCTACAGCAATTGGTAATCCAGAACCTAAACTTCCAGTAGAACAATATAATTTATTTTTAATATCTTTACCTGGATGAATTCCATGCTTGTGTAGTAGGTGTATAGGATCAATTCCGTATTTTTGTTCTAAAACACAATATAAAGCAAGACCTGCGTGGCCATTGCTTAAAATAAAAATATCATTATCTTCTTTTTTTTTGTAAATGTCCCATATTATGGGTAAAGAACTTAAACAACTACTTAAATGACTTAATTTTTCTTTATATGTAATTTCTATTAATCTTTTTGTTATAATTTCAAGTGGTTTCATCTATTTCTTTCATTGTATAAACCATATAACAACAATCGATATATTGTTTACTAATAATTCTAGATCCTAGTGCTTGTTCAAAATCATTCATTGCTTTTTGCACATCTTCTAATCTAGTATCATCAAAAATAACTAATCCTTTTTTATTTCCAATTAAAGCCAGAGTCAATTCAACATCATTTTTTACGTGTTCGTAATGGTGATCACCATCAATAAATACAGCATTAATATTTAATTCTTTTATTTTTTTATCATTAAGTTCTTCAAATAAACTTTTACTTGTCATTTCAAATAAGACAATATTAGATTTGTCTTTTATTAAATTTAAAGTACTTTGTTTTTGATTTACTATTGTTTCTCCAAAATTTTTACCAGTTGCGTGTGAAGTGTTTCCATCTTCTATAAATGGATCTACACCATAAATTTTTTTATTTGGATATAAATCACCTAAAGAAGCAATACTGTCTCCATTAAATACTCCAATTTCTAAATAATTACCATCATAGTCTTTTAAATGATTTGTAAAATATTCTAAAGCTTTTATTGCAAATGGCATTTTAATCTCCTTTTTTATTTATTTATTTGATTATAAAACCAATTTGATACTTCTAGAGAAAATAATTCATGAACTCTGGGTTTACGCCACGGACCAAATCCACAATGATAACTTCTCATTATCTTATCATCTAAATGTATCCTGTTATTTTTTATAACAGCTTGAGGTTCTCTTCGTAAACTGGCGCAATTATAATATTGTTTAAAATTTGGTGATCTGTAATCAACATCACCATCTAATACTTTTGTTTTATATTTGCCAGAATACCATAGCACATTAAATACATCATTTTCTTTTACTGGTAATTTATGTGCTAATTCTTTATTTAATTCTTCGTACTCATCCCAAAAATTCTTAGAAGTGCTTGCTATTAGTGCTCCCTGCATATAATTTACTTCAGACACTTCTGGTATATTATGATTGTTTATTGTTTGTGCTTTCATTGATGTGTTACAATACACATTATAATTGGCACAAGCAGCAATATCATAATCTGCTTGTAAAATTTCTTCACAGCGATCAAAAAAATAAAAATCACTGTCTATATTAACTAATAAATCATAATCATTATAAATTAATTTTGCAAAACTTGGTTTACAATTTTCAGATGTTAACCAAGGTTTATTTGAAAACAATTTGCGTATAACAGAATCATCAAAAATAATTAAATCAACATCGGGATGAAAATGTTTAAAACTACGAGTAAAACTATTAAAATCTATTTTTCCATTTTTAAAATCATCAGTCATCCATGTATAAAATGCAGTTTTCATATTACATCCTCACAATCATTTGATCAACATTTTTACCAAATATTTCTATATCAGAATAACCACAAGAATTAAAAATATCAGCTAAATGCTGGGCTACTTGAGATCCTCGCATTCTGTTAGTTCCGTGTGCTTCAACAAACCAAGACTTTATTCTCTTTTCTGTCATTTGAATAGTCTCTTTGGTTAATGCTTTGTATTCTGAACCTTCGATATCTATCTTAGCAAATTCTACTTCATCCAAATCATTTTCATCCAATATTGTTTTTAATGTCTTACCACTAACCATAATATTATAAGGAGAATGACTTATATCTTGTCTGATTGAATTGCAAGTAGAATTCCATCTGTCGATATAAAAAGGAATCATATCATTACTGTCAGACAAAGCAGCTTCTACAATTTTTATATTTTTAAAATCTTTAGTAAGTTCTTTTAAAATAGTAATATGGCTTGGGGTTGGTTCCACTGTGATTATTTTTTTTGCAATATCAGAAACATGTAGTGCAAATAAACCAATATTTCCACCAAAATCTAAAATATTAATATTGGTTTTATCACCTAACCATTTTTGATATAAATTTTCTTCATTAATTTGTTCTAAAATGATTCCTGTATAATTTTTAGGTTCATTAAAATGATTAATAATTTCTTGGTTATTTGTTTCAATTGTTAAAAAATTATTTGTTACTGTTTTAATTTTAAAATTAAAAGACATGTTATTTTCCTTTATTTCATAGATTTAATATAATCTATAATTCCCTTTTTTATATCATAATCGCATTTAAAATTGTATTTTTGTTGCGAATATGTAGTATCACAAACCCACGTTTCAGACTCAAAACTCTTACTCATACTATTATGTATAGTGATAGGTGCATCTTGTTTTAATACTGATTTAAATATGTCTAATATTTCAAAATTAGAATATTGTTTTCCTGAACCAAAATTTACAACATCACCTTTAATAATATGATGATCTGCATGTAATAGGGTATCAATTCCCTTTATAAAATCTTTTATGTAAATAAAATCATGAAATCCATTATAAAGGGACATTGGTTCATTTTTTATAAATGCATTGTATAGCTTATGAAATAGTCTATAAGACTTTTCGTATTTACCATACACACTGTAAGGACGAGCAACTGCTATTGATAAATCATAAGCTCTAGCATATCCTACACATAACATTGTGGCTGCACTTTTAGTTGCTTCGTATAACGTTGTTGGATCTAAATAGTCCGTTTCTTTTGTTGCATGAAATTTTCTTCCGTATTCAGCAGATGAACCAATATGAATCATTTTTGCATTATTAATTTTTACATAATTGATTAATTTATGTACCAAACTAACGTTTGAATCAAACATATAGGCTTCTTCATAAATGCTAGCAGCACAATTTATAATAAATTCTGGCTGTTCTGCTAATACAGTATCAATACTAACAGAACGATTTTGTTCAATTATATGATAACGATTGGAATAAAATTCAACTAAATTTTTTCCAACAAAACCGTTAGATCCTGTTATTAATAATTTTTTCATTATTTTTGATAACTTTTTATTTTATTCATTAAATCTATTTTTGTTTGAACACCAACAACATAATTTGCGTGGTGTAAGATTAAATTTGAAGGAATATTATTTGAATCTACTGCTTCAAAATCTGAAAATAAAGATTTACTGACATTTATATCATGGGTCATCCAATTACTAAAATAACGATAATCTAATAGACCCATTTTTATACCAAATGATCTATGAATACTATTTAAAATTCGCTGGTCATTTATGTGGTGCATACTTTGATCATTTGCTTCTTTAACAATTTCTACAATATTTTTAAACAATTGTTTTAAATTTTCTGTATTTTTCATTATCATAAATCCAAAACATGCAGCATTTGGAGCATCTGCTTGGCAAACTATATCAACCGTATCAAAAATTTTTAAATTTAAATTTTGTTTAATATTTTTAAAAAATTGAACGTCTGCATCTGCGTGAATTATGATTTCATTGGGCTGGGCATCTTCCAAAGATTGAATGATATAATTATCCTTTTCAATCATTGTTTCTTTCCATCCTTTTTCCATATAATTTCCACTAGAACAAAACTGTTCAGAAATTTTGCAAATTAATTGCAAATCTGGATTAGTTGCTTTTATAGATGGACGAAACCATTCATCAAATAATATTTTATGAGAATCTGAATATAATGTATATAATTTCATTTATTTTTTCTTTTTTCTACATCCCAACCACCTGGACTAATACCTATTAGAATGTTTGATTCTTTATGTGTAGAAGAACAAACACTTGGACCAAAAAATGCATACGAAAGATCTTTTCTATTATTAAAAGTTTCTATTAATTTACAATGATCTCCACCATCATATAATCCTAGTTTTACATTTGGTATTTCTTTTTCGCATTTTTCTGCCCATTCCTCAACAAATGATAAAGTTTTATTATTATATTTAAAATATATAACTGCACTATGGGGTGTTTCTAAATTTTGTGTTCTGCGAATTAAACCTATATCTTCTTTTATATTTTTTAATTCTGTGGGTAATTTATTTATATGACAATCTGCATCAATCCATATAAAATCATGTTTTAGTTCAATAAGTTTATTTAAAATAAATCTTGGTTTTTGTAAACAATTAACATTATAATTATCATTTAATATTGGATTAAAAACTAATAATTCTCCACCTAAAATAGTTATTTGAGCTTTCAGTCGTTCTGCTGCTTTTTCATAAAATTTAGAATCTGTATAATCGTAAAAATATGTTATAAATGGTGTCATTATTTTTCTTTCAATATAATTATCACAAGTACACAAAATGTCAAGTTATATTTTCTTTTATTTTATTAAATAACCAATCATCACTGCTGATTAAATTTTGAACTCTTTCAAAATTATCTTTTACTGCTTCTAATTTAGATTGATATAAATCTGGAGTTAAAGAATCAATATTAAATTCATCATTAAGATCAATTATTCCTTCTTTATTAAAATAATCACCAATGTCAGGAGCTCCCCAATATATTGGTATTGTTCCTGTAGCAAAACAATCTGTTACTTTTTCAGTAAAATACGTAGAATAAGAATCATTTTCTAATGTAATCTGAAACATATAATCATTTATTGCTTCACTTTTATCTGGCCATGGAGTAGAGCCTGCTCCTACTTTTTGAGATCCTGCTGCTCCTCCAAATATATCTGCTTTATTTTTAAATTTTTCTGCATATTGATGCCGTAATTTATGGCCATGTGTTACTTGTTTCGAAGATGCAATCATAGAAACTAATTTTGTTTTAGTAAAAATTTGTTGGTTTTTACACCATGGTAAATTACTTCCAGCAAATGCAAAATGAAACTTTGGACTTAATTTGCAATATTCTCTATCTGAAAAATAAACTGCATCATATGTTTGTTCTAGTAATTGAACAGCTCTAGGATCCCAAAAATTATTTTTAGGAATGCCCCATTCGTAAAAAATTGCACGAGATTCACAAACCCATGCTATCTTTTTTTGGTTTGATTTTTTTTGATGATGAATACCTTTTGCAATTGCTCCATCAATAAAAACTAATATATCAGTTTCTTCATTAGTCCATCTAAAATTTTTTGGTAATAAATCTGAATTTGTAGAAAGATGGGTATAAAACCCCGCACCTATTGCTGTAATTTTGTTCATATTATTTTGTTCCCGGACTCTGCCATGCTATTAAATCTTCACTCATTCCTAATTTTTTAAGTGCTTCTTTTTTAGAATCCGCATCGGCTAATCCCATAACAATTACTGAATTTTCATTTTCTTGACCAGGCCAAACACAATATTCTGGTCCTATAAATTTCATACGAAATCCTTCTTTTTGATAAAATGTATGCAATATACCAATCAGAGCTTCGTGATCAAACCACTGGCCATTATTTGCCATCTGTTTTGCCATAAACGTCCAAAGTTGAAGAAATTCTAATACTTTAGAATTAT